CAGGGCGGCGGCAATCCGCGGGCTAGTGAGCGGGTCGGCGGGCTGGCCATCCCCCGCCAGGTCGCCCAGCAGGGCCGCATCGTACCGCGTGACCAGATCGGCGGGCGTTGCGTAGGCCATAGCCGTCACAGGACGTTGGTGAGCAAAACCCCAGTGGCCGGCGCCACCAGTTGCACATCGTAATCTTCAATGACCCGAATAAGGGTCCGTTTGTTGGGCTGATCGTAGATGGTTTCCACGCCCATTTCTTGTTTCATGAAGAAAATGCACGTGGAGAAAGAGACGGGGGAATACGGGGCCTCCACCGCCCCGACACGGGTAATGACGGCCGCCATGTTGGACGGCAACACGGGCGCAATGGTGGGCGCCCCGGCCTTCTTTTTCGTGGTCACTTTGCGGGTATCGTCCACCACCACTTGGAGCCCATAGAGCCGCTTCGGCAAGCCGAACGCATTGGGCAGGGTGGAATCGTCTTTGAATTGGTAGCGGAGGGCCCCCAGGGCGTCGGGCGAGCCTTTCAGGTAGTCGGCGTATTCCTGGGACTCCGCCACGGCCGCGGCCACTGCATCGCCCATAAGTAAGATCAAATCTTTCGGGCGGACCGCGCCCAACGTGTCATCGATGATCCGGCGGACGGCCAGGTTTAGCGATTTGCGGATGACGTAATTCGTAGTCGTGGCCGCATTCCACTTGGCCCCAAAGGTGGAATTGACGTCGATGACGTGGGAAGCCGGGTACAGGGTGGTATCGAAAATTTTGGAAACGGCCTTTTGCGTTCTGGCCGTCATGGCCTGGCGGGCCTTGATGGACGCATGTTGGTTGATGATGTCCCAACTGGCGTTTTCCCGGGTCCGATCGCCGATGGCCGCCCGGAACAGGTACCGTTCAGCCCGGAACGTTTCCCAGGTGAAGGATTCCGTATCGTCCAGCCCGATCGGGGCATCCTGGCCGTCGGGCCACACAAATTCGGACAGGTCGGAATTGAGAATCCGGCCCGCCTCTTCCACCGTCATCCGCAGGTAAAGCCCCGTTACTTTCTGGACGGGGACAATTTGGGTGTACTGGACAACGGGGAATTCGGCGATATTTCGCGCAAAATCGATGATCAGCCGATTGGTTGCGGCGTGATCCGGTACGGCAACATTCGTTGGGGACGGGTAAACGGCCATCTTGTGTTAACTCCGCTTGTTGGGACGTTCGTTCAAGATCACGTGAGGGCGGGACGCACTTTCCCGATGACTACCAGGACTTTGATTTTGTCTCCCGCCGAGCCGCCTTGAAGGGCGATGGCCCCATAGTTTTGGATCGTGGTTCCGGTCGTGGCGATGGGCACGGCCCGGCCCACAGAATCGGACTTTAAGAATTGGCCCGGGGTGATCGTGGCCCCCGCCTCGACCAGACAAACCGAATCCGGCCCGGCCACTTGGACTTGTTGGCCCGCCTGGGCGGCATAGGTTCCCGACACCCAGCCCGTCATGTCGGGCAGGTTCGTCCCCGCCTGGGCCACGCCGATAATTTCCGTATTGTCTCCGGCTTGGACGGCCCCAAACTCGGTCGAGGTGTCGAGCCGCACAAAGCGGCTTGGGTAGATATTCCCGCGTGCGGTTAAGGTTAATTCGGTGTACATGGCGCGTTCCTGTTATGGTTTTCAGCCTTTCCCCAATCGGACTTGTTCCAGGGCGTCATCGTAGCTGATCGGTTTTCCCAGCGCGATCATGCGTTTGGCGTAGGCCAAAGCCCGCTCATGCAGGGACGTTTCTTGTTGTTTGCGGTAGAGTTCTGGGGCGTCCCCGCTCTCCGCGGCCCCCTCGGCCCACATCGGGAGTTCCAGCCCCACGGGGCGGGGCCGATAGTGCCTCTCAATCCGTGCGCAGTGCTTGCGGAACGCCTCATCGCTCATCCGGCCATAGCGGCAGGATTGCATCTCTTCATCGACGTCCACCACGTATTGGCGGGCCAGGTTCTCCAGAATCCGCCGCCGCTCGGTATTGATGCGGAGCGCCTTTTCTTTCTCCAGTTCCACCCGGAGCCGGTAGATTTCCCGCTGGGCCTCCAGGACGTCTTCCCGCTTGGCGTAATGGGTGGTACACCGGTATTCCTCAACCTTGCGCGGCTTGCGGGGCGGTTCCTCAGTGTCTTCATCCTCCAGGTCTTCGGCCGGTTCGTCATCCGGTTCCAGGTCGTCATCGTCCGGGCGTTTCTTTTTGGGCGGCGGTGGCGTGTCTTCGGCCTCGTACTTGTCGGCCTTGGCCGTGTTGTCGGGCGGCGTTTCCCCTTCGTCTCCGTCGGGTTCCTTGTGCTCTCCGCCCGCGTTGGCCGCCATTTGCTGGCGAAGCCAAGAGTACCAGTCGGTCGATTCAATGGCCTTCAAGATGGCCTGGATGTCTTCTTTCGCAAGCGGCATGGGGGAATCCTCTTTTTCGTACCGGACTTTTTTTCTGGCCCCGAATTCGGGGACCGCCACATTTCCAGGGGCCGGGGCGGCCGCGTATTTTTCGCAGAGGTAGGGCCCGGCCATTGCCCGATAGAGAAACGTCATGCCCAAATCCAGCCGGGGCGTTTCCGCCCCCAGCATGGCGATGGGATCAAGAAAAATCCTGTCGGGGTCAAATCCATCTTCAGGGATCCACACTTCCGGGCTGGGCCGCGGGTAGCGCGCGAGGTTGTCGACCTCATCCCGCAAGATATGAAAATCGCAGACCAGGACGGCTTTTCCGTTCCGTTCTTCAACCCGGAAGGGCCCGGCAAACCCGATCAGCGGCTTATCGGAGTTTTCCGGCGAGGTATGCCCAATACAGACAGCGGCATAATTGCCGGTCTCATCAATGCGGCGATTGCAATTGGCGGCGATCCGCTCCAACGTTTCGCGATCGTAGACAGCCGGGCGGCCATCCCGCAGCCGCGTGCGATGTTCCGCGAATACCACGACGCCGGGGATCTTGAGGAATTTTTCCTCGGGGAATGGATCGTTCGCCTTGCGGGGTTGCGTGCCGACACTCATGCCGATATGATAGCCCGCCCTTTTTCAGGACTTGCGCAGTCACACCGGCGGAATCCCGGGGCCAGCGGGCCGAGGTGTCGGCCCGTCGTCAGCCAGGCCCAGGGCGGCCATCATCGCCTGCAGGTTGGGGTTTTCGCCCGGGCCGCCCGCCGCGCCTCCGGGACCGCCCCCGCGGGCCGAGAGAATTTCATCCGCCGGGCCGGGCTGGGCCAGCCCCAGCAGGTCGCGGACGTCCCGGGCGCGGATCGACAGCCCCATCGCATAGGCAGCATGGATCGCTTGCAACCGCTCCTGGGCGTCCGGCTTGTCGGTCTCAATCACAAACCGCAGCGGGCAATCCACGATATGGGGGAAATTCCACTTGACCAGGCGGGCCACGAGCTGATGGGTCAAGGTCTCCTGGAGGTTGACGGCGTCATACTTCACGATTTGCAGAAATGTATCCAGGTGGATACTGGCGAGGTTGGAGCCCAGCCCCGTGGGGTGGGCCTCAGTCGTGAGGGTTTGTCCAAGGATGTACCGCTTGATTTGGTGGCCAAAATATTCCGTGATGATTTCCTTGATGGCCGCCGCGCCGGCCATGTTGGGCTGGATGAGGTCCACCCCGTAGGCCGCGCCCTCGGGCCCGGGCGGGCGGGGGATGATCAACACATTGCGGGCGTTCCCGATCCGCTCCGTTGCGGCCGATACCATATCCTCTTTCGCTTTTTCCGAGCCCGCCGGGTAGTACCACAGTTCAATCCCGAACGCCGACCGCTCCAGGAATTCCATGAGCCACGCCAGGGCCTCTTGTTTCTGGTACCAGGTCCAATAAATCCGGTTGCGGATTCCCACGCCGAAAATCCGGGCCGCATTTTGGGGCGAGTAAAAATCGCCGTCTTCCACGGTATGGCGATGAATGATGATCAGTTCCCGCACTTCCGGCCGGGGGAAGTAGGCCAGCCCCAAATGCGTCGGCAGAATCTCCCCGCCTTCCTTGCGGGCAAACTCTTCCCAGCGGCGGAGGGTATCGGTTACCGTGGTGGCCGCCGAAATGCGGATGCCGACGCAGTCCGGGTCAAAATCGCCCGTCCCGTCATCCCACCGCCACACGAGTTTATCCCCGTGGAGCGGCCGCCAGCGGGCAATCCCGATCAACGGCTTGCCGTTCCGCATGTACCAGCGGCACGTGTTATACACCGCATAGCGGCCGAAAAAGATGGCATCCAAGAGGACTTCCCGATACTGAAGAAAGTTGGGGATTCTCTTGATCAGCCAGGTGATCGTGTCGGCCAGTTCCTTTTGTTGCGGATCCTCTTCGTCTTCGGGTTCGATATGCCAATCCAGCAGGGCCACCGCCCGTTTCCGGACTTCCAGCGGTTCCATCACCGCCACATCTTGCCGCATGTACTGGGCATTCTGCCATGAGTGCTGAAGGGCCTCATCGGATGGGCGGAAGGTATGGGA